GGAAGATTAATCTTCTCACAATAATCCTGGTAACTATCTGTCGGATCGTAGATCCAAAGATCGTCACCCACCTTTCCATAAGGCATATTCTCGAATATTCCAGAATATCCCTCTTGGTCATACATAAAATGTATAAATAGGTGATCAGTCAGGGTCGCTATATCAAACGATCCGTTAGTCCCCATGCCTTGGCCTTGCCCATATTTAATATGGGTTCCAAGTCCGGGAACATACCACTCACAGTGCACAGTTAACTGTGCCCAACATTCTGATGTTTTGCTGTCAAATAGATGCTTCATAGTGATCTTCTGAAGATCACGATGGAAGCGATCTGTCCATGCGGAAATATCATAAAATTTCAAGTGCTTGATATCAAGCACATGTCCATTTATGGTCTTTCCGTCCATACAGTCCTTCTGGAACTGGATCATGGCTTCAACGCCAAGTTCCTGATCAAGTCGGTAATCCTGTGTAAACAAGAAACCGATGACCTTTTGTACGTGATCCCGTATGGGTTCTAGTAACAATTGGGTCCAGAAATCGCATATTGCGACAACTCGGGTTTTGAAACCCTTATCTGGAACAGCAATCAACTTTCTCAAGTTGACGTCATCGTCTTTGATTTTATATTCATCTCTACTATCTGGTATAGGTATCTCTGCTAGCAGAGAAACATAGGCCAGGAGACCTTCTAACCCCAAATGAGAAGATAACTTCTTAAATGGTTGGAAAAGGGGTCTCTTACAAAGATGCTTGGCTTCTAAATGAGCCGATTCAAGCTTTGGTAAACCATTGGGTCCACTCTTACTTAAGTTAGAGCGATACTCCTCAAAGTTTACCTTAGTTGAATCATATCTTGGGTAGTTTCTTAGCTTTTTCTTATTACTAAGAAAAGCTTCAACGAATTTCGAGAAATTATCTAGAAATCCAGGATCGATGGCCGTTGGTTTCTTAATGATTGAATCATAAGATGGTTCAACAAGACCTTCATACAATCTTTGAATATTCAAGATTGTAAGAATGACCTGGTACTTCTTGTGATCGGGTTTTAACCCGTCTCTAGAAGAACGTAAGTATCCAACAATGTAATCAATGAAATCTTCATTGAGACATGAAGGAACGTTATGAACCTCTGAAGTGGCTAACCACTCAGGGTTTTCAGGCTTCCTTCCTTCGATTAATTGGAGAGTGTAATCTCGTACGAGATTCACCCTTCTAGATCCAGCGGCGAAGCCGTTGTTTCTAATTAACTTCTGGATCTCAAACCTCCAATCTTTTGTCCACTCGTTATACGAGTCGACATTTACACTTGGATCAATGGCATGCAATACTGCACCCATATTTTCCAAATTGGGTTTAAATTCCCAATTTTTGTGCGGACTTTTGGATTTACCAAAAGCTTTCGGATTGTTTGGTTTAGATATAGCCTTTGCCTTATCTACTTTCCTTTTCCCCTTTACAAGGGGAACCGCTTTCTTTCCATTTGTCATAAGACGGATTGAAATTAAGTTTAGGATAGTCAGCCTGCTAAACCATAATAATATTATGGTAGAGACTTAATCCCGGGTACTCTTGCATGAATAGCAAGATCTCCTTCGTCGCCTTCCAGGTAGGGATA